CTTTAACTTATCACTTTCCTTTACACCGTCTCCATCTAAGCCCGTAACATAAATTTCTGAAAAATTGCCATAACCCCGTGATGCCGAAATTAAGTTCCAGTGCTGATATCCAATTGGACTTGCGCCCTCACAATATGGGATCCAAGAAGAGGCGCTGGCGCCTACGCCCAGTATATCATAAGGATTACTATTTGTTGTGTGTAGATACAGTGATCCAACAGAATATATCTTGTCTAATACCTGACTTATCGCATTGGCGCTAACACTATTTGCTTCACCAGCAAAGGAAGCCGAGCTAACATCTAAGATTATCGTACCATCGCTTTGAGCGAGATCGCCCCTGAAGTGCGGGGCTGTAACATGGCTAGAGGCTTCTAAGGTAGTAAATTTACCTGTACTTGCTGAGGTCGTACCAATTGTTGTGCCATCAATTTCACCATCGGCTATGTCAACTTCAGCAAACACTGATTTATTAGCAGACGTTCCAGTAGCGGTTAATCTTGTAGGAGAGATGATACCTGCCGATATATCTACATCCGCAAAGGATGAACCACTAGCGCCCGTTCCTGTGTGTGCTATTCTTCTAGTTAGTGTTGTGGGTAAGACGCCCTCTGATAATTCTAGTCCTACTGTATCTATGATTCCATTTTCAATCTCTAAAGACTTACTAAGCACAACATCTTCTATGATTAACTTAGAGTGTGAAGCATTAGTTTTAATTTTCCACTTATCATTACCATCTCTGCCAATTACAATAGCCGCAGGATTAGTGCCCGCATCTACAGTAAAAAGTCCTGAAACCTTTGTGTCGCTATTAAGCTTTAAGGCCGAACCTCCGGAAGTCTTTTCTATGTTAGTAATCTTGAGTACGTTAAGATCACTTTGAAAAGTAAAGTTGCCAGTCAATAGGATATTGCCTACATTAGCATCTCCACTCATAGTGACGCTTTTGGCAGACACTGCTATAATGTCGTTAGTTCTAGTTCTCCAGGTATCAAACGTATCTGATCCAGTTATATTGTTTAACGTAACACTCATCTTTTCATCTCTTTGACAGTTTTTTGTAGTAACTCTAACCCAGACTCTAAATCAAACAATCTCTGTTCTAGATCCTTTATGTATTTATCTTGTTTTCTTTTAGCAATCACACGCTTATAAGCCTCTATATCAGTATTCACAACACCTACACCGGATAAAGACTTTGAGTAAGAGTGGTCGTTTATCATGTTAATGCAATTGCTCTATAGTCGAATATGTGAGGGAACAAGTTTATATCAGGAGTTATTGAACTTAACTCAGGAGTATCTAACTCCAGTCCTGCTCCTGTTTTACCATGTCTCAAAACAAACTTCAACTGGAATGTACTATATTCTCTATGAAGATTATATGGAGCTGCCGCATTGGCTTCACCTAGCATCTTATCTTCAGGGAAATTATATTCGAAGTCTCTATAGTTTCTAGTGTTACTAACATTAGAATATAATTGAGGACTAGTGTTATCAAGTTTCATCCAAACGCCTTGCTCTTCTACATTCTCTGGATACACAAATCTAGCATAGGCATCAATGAATGTTCCAGGCGGTCTATAGGCACTTAATAGAACTCTCATGCCTTTACTATATAGCCCGTCAGTTAAACTGACTTCTTTAGTTACCCACTGAGATGTCTTGTCGTCTTCGCTATCTATTCTATACTGGTACACATTAAGTTCAGATAGAGTTGTATCCAGTATAGGAGAGGTTGCAGTATATCCATTATTCTTTAGATGTAGTCTGACATTGAAGTCTTCTACTGTAGTGTCTCCTGAATCTACGATCTTACTCTTACTAGGAATTACACGCACATTGTTTTGTGTGTAGATGTTAGAGTTCAAAGGCATATCTTTATCCTTAACATTCCCAGTAAACAACTCTGCAAATACAGAGGTATTTATAGAATTACTTGTATAAATCTGAGGCTGGAAGTAAGATATCTTTTGATTAGTTACAGCAGAAACACTTGCACTAGCTCCACTATCTATGCCTACTATAGTCTGATTATTCAATCTTGCTGTGCCATCACCGTCACTGTTTTGGCCAGTAGCTTCAAATATCTGTCCTACATATGGAGTACTGCCCGCTCCTACTGAGTTCCACTGAGTTGCAGTGTCGCCACCGGTGCCTAAATCAGTAATTGTGTAAAACTCTTTAGCGATTAGGTCGTTGATTGATGAATTAGGATTATCATCTATGTAGTTAGCTGAGTTTGCTGAACTCTCCTTTATATGTAGACTATCTTGCTTACTAGGATTGTAGTGAGAAACTTTGCCAGCAACACAAACGTGTGCTACAGCAGTTGTTGTAGCCTCAAAGAAAGGAGTATCCAATGTGATTGTTGATCCTGAAGCAGAAACATCAATGTTCAAAATCTTAGCTACTATAGAATCTGTTCCAGTGCTGGTCTCTAGATATACATATTCGTCTTCAGCAAATATAGTAGCTCCTGATATTGTCATAATGTTTAAATCATCACCAGATATAGAAGCAGTGTAAGTTTGCGATTTTTTGATGTAAGCAAGCTCATCTATTAAGAAGTTGCCACTCAACCCTCTTATATGTAAAAACTCTAAGTCGTTAGGAACCATTACGGCATAACTATTATCTGCCGCAGACGCACTGTTATATTCATAACGCTTTAGATCGAACTTGATGTCTTCATCTTGGTACGATTTCCATGCACTATCATTAGTCGATGTGAACAAAACGCCATCGCCCCAATCATTTGTCACAGGAACAGAAGACGGTGTGGTTCCTTTTGATAAACTAGTCTCGCCTACTTTAGATGTGTATATCAAGTAGTCTGGAGAGTTTGCATCAGGCATAACTACAAATGCGTACTCTTTATTAGCATTAAGCTTAACAGGATTATCGAAAGTGAATGTAGTTGATACAGTACCATTGGCAGAAACTTCGACCTGATCTTGCTGTAAGTGTTTTGATGCAAAAGGAAGTACTGTCTTAGATGGATATCCATTGACCACTTCTCTTACTTGAAGCGTAACACCAACAGTAGAACTCTTAGTTTTAAAGTATACTTCTATATCACTAAGCAATATTGTGTTCGCACCCTTTGTGCTAGAACTCTTAACCTTAAATGTCTGTGCGATAGGATCTCCCACCTGTCTCTCGACTTCTCTCTGAATAATGTTTATGTCAGTGTCAAAGTCTGGAGTTCTAGTAGTAACACTCAAGTCAGTTTTATTTACAGCGAAGTTATATCCTCTATATGTCGCTCTAGTGTAAGATGTTGATGCTGAGTCTATTGATGTATATTGATCGACATCGACTATCTCTAGAACATTTTCTCCTACGAAGAATGTGTTAGCAGGAAGTGTGAATGTGGCAGACAGTATTCCGTTACTATCAGTTCTTACTGCTGTGCCTTTTTTACTGTGCCACGCACTTCTCACTCTTTTAATATCTAATGTGGAGCTTCCTCTTCTTCCGAATCCAATGACCTTAGCCGGAGAAACGTGTGTATCTACAGGCTTCTCATCGAAAAAGAAATAGTGTCTAGTGTTAGGTCTTAATCCAGTGGCAAGAATGTTAATTCTCTGTCTTCTCAGATAGGGCTTCATATTGATATCTGTGATGAAGTTGCCTACTGCCTGATTCAGACTGCTAGTAGAAGAAGAAAGGCTTTTCTCTTCAATAGTCTGTTGGAATTGACCCATGATAACTCTTCGTCTAGGTCTAGTTGTGCCTATTCGCTCTTCTTCTAGTAAAGTTTCACTAGTTAAGGGCATAATTTGCTGAATGTTATCTACTAAATCTAACATAGGTCCAGCAATATCAATCTCTATATTCACTTCTGGATTTTTGATGACATCGTATCCAGAGTTGAAAGGAGGATCTATAACGGTCTTGCCCTTATAGCTATAGAAGTTAGATACACAGTTTCTAAATGTTGTTGCGTATGGCTGGTTTATCACACTAACCTTTGTACCGGTATCCGCTACTGTCACCAAGTCTGGAAAACCTACATTAACTCCTGAACTACCAGAAGACGATATTTTCAAATCTACAGGAAACTGAGTAACTAATGGAGTCGCAACTGTTCTGCCTTTATCGATAGCGGCAATAAATTCTGGATCACGGACATCTGCTATTGCCAAGTCTTTAATAGAATCTGCTAGAATACCGTTTTTAAATCTATCATTTCCGTTTTCGTCTGTGATTAAAAGGCTACTAGTTTGTTGCTCTAATAAGCTTAATGATACTATATCAACTAAGCTATCTATTTTGGTTTGTATTCTACCGATATCTTCCATTGTATAGTTTTTAGTAGCTGTGCTATCTATAGTGATTCTATCTTCACCTGTGATATCCGAATTGTTGCCGGGTATTGTCACGTTTCCTATAGAATACAGTCCTTCACTATTAGGTCTACTAGGGTTCTCGCTTTCTCCTCCTTTGAGAAGAGTTATATTCGAGTACTCGTCTAAAACAACAGCATCTATTCTGGACATATAATAAGTCATGTCGCCCGTAACTGTAGCGTTATTTGCAGGAGTCAATCCTCTGCTAATGTTCACGGCGGCTAGTGTTGCGGAGTTTATTGTTGGTGCACCATCTTTACCTAAGCTAGGAGTAGCTAGTCTAACAGAGTATGGTCTGAAGTCAAAAGAATTGAGTAGATTAAAATCTTCCAAAGACTTAGACGCATATCTATGCACGAGATGCTTGCTAGTTACAGTATCATAACTATCTGGAATCAAATATCCGCCACCTACTGTTGTATTTCTTTTGAGGTATCTGAACTTTATCAGCAGATTATCGTTGTCTAAACTTTCTCCTGCGTACAGTCTAATAAATGATCTGCCGTAGTATCCGTCTTTCTGATTTCGTATTAGTCTGAACTTTCTAGTTACGTCTACACTATCGAGAGCGGTATCGCCAAAGTTGTCTTGAACGCTAATTAGTTCGATGCAGTTAGGTACGCCTATCTGTCCAAAGTTATCGGCATTGTATATAGTTTTAACATATCCTTCTCTTTCTGATAATGTATCGTGAGGAACATTAGTCTCAACTACATTATAGTAAATACTAGATCCTGATGTAGGAGCAGTATCAAACACTACAGATATGCCACCACCGCCATGATATGATACGCTAGATGCTGTATGTAAAATGTTATTAGAGGCTATCGCTAACACGTCTCCAGTCATAGGAGTTGTTGTTGCAGTCTGAGGTATAATGAAAGTTGTAGTAGATCCATCGCCTATACTCTCACGAACACGCTTGACTACTGATACATTATCCACTGAGTCCAGACTAACTTTTCCAGAATCGAATATCATCGATGCTTGAGACGGCTCAAACAGTTGACCAGAATTAGTAAGTGTAGTGTTTGCTATCTTAGTAACAGCGGTACTTGTGTAATCAGTTGCGCCTTTTATTTTTGTTATAGCATACACATATAACTTTCCAGGAGTGACGTTAGCGATAGAGCAACTGCCTATGACAGTCGAACCTGAAAGTAGGTCATATCTCGATCCGTCAACTAAAAAGTCATCTAAAGTACTTTGATCAGTACTGTTGTAAGTGTAATATTGGCCATAGTTTATGCCGGTGCGCTGTTGAGGCTTACTTTGCGTAATTGCTACAGGAAGTATAGGCAGCTTTGTTGCAGACACATTGATAACTTCTTTGCCGTGAACATAAGCTTTACCGGGAGACACAACTGCATAGGCAGTATTGTCTTCTTTTTCCAAAGTTAGATTTAAGCCGCTTACAACATAGTTTCCAGATTCTTCGTATGTTCTTCTTGCTAACTCATTTCCTAACTCGCTAAATTCTGTCTTATCTCGTATACGAACTGGCTTACCATCCACGTATCGAATAAGTGCGAAGAACTCTGTGGGCTCTACGCTTGTGTCGTATGATACCAGTGTTGGTACTAACTGAAGTCTATCAGCACCTGGCGCATTCTCGTTATTGAAACCTGATGCATTATCAAGAAGTGTTGAGTCTGTATCAGAATCAATAAGGTTCTCTTTTACTGAAAATCCTACAGATACGTTGCCTGGCACATTACTATATTTTGATGCGATGATGAATTGGTTATCTACAAATATGAAATGACCTTTCTGGTAGATAACGCCTTCTTCGCATGATACTCCGAAAGACCTGCCAGCATGATTAGCAGTTGTAGATACACTAACATCTTGTATCAAATCTCCAGATTGATTTCTAATCTCTAGAGTCTCTCCTTGAAGAAACTGCTTAACGTCATTCTGATTATCTTGAGACGTATTAAGATATTGTACGAAGAAAGTTTTTAGATCAGGATCTTGAGTCTGAAAGCCATCTTGGCCTTTGATTATCTCTGCTTTCAACTGTGACTGTTGTCCAGTAACGCTGAATGTAGTTGATGTTCCATCATCATTCTTTATCTGATCGAATAGTGTTGGATCAGAAAATCCAGACTTATCATTTAATTTTACATAGAACAAGTCATCACGGGCAGTAAGGTTAATGCCGCTGATGATGGTGCCTTCTTTATATATGTTAGATCCGAATCTTTCTACCTGCTTCTGTAGAATAGTTTGAAGCTGAGTTAGTTCTCTTGCCTGTACAGCCTTTGCTGGCTTGAACAGAACCTTATTGAACTGTTTCGCTTCGTCAAAATCATCGTAGTACGGATCTACATTTAAGTCTGTGTTGATACCCATGGGCTATATACTCTTTCCTTATTTAAAAGTCGAATGTGAACTTTATCTTTTCTCTCGTGGTTGCTTCTCTAGTGATAGGAGAAAAGTCTATGAAGTGTAGTAACTCTCCAGTATAGGGAGAATATTGACCATAACTAATATCACTAAAACTATTTATATTAACTGTAGATCCAGTTGTAGAATCTATGCTATCTTTTATTTTTATATTTCCAGCGTGAAACTTACTCTCAAAGTCTCCATAATAACTAACAACCTTCATGATGCCAGGAGTAACAGTACCATCATAGCTATGCACTATTCCTGTAATAGTTTCTTCGTCTCCATCTGTGGTTAAGCTGTCTACAGCAAAGCTAATTACTCCCGACTTATCTAAACTAGGACTAGGATTAGCAACAGAGGTGAAGGACTCTCCCACAGCAACAGTTGTTGCTCCAAGTGCTTGCCAATCTAGAGACTCTAGATCACCCAATTCAGATATGATGTATTGATGATTACCCAGAATATTCCTAACGTCTATTCTTCTTATATGTTGCTCCACAACTTTATTTACTGATGAGCTGAGAAAAGCCTCTTGAGAACTGATATTAAGACTCACTCTATTATCGAAAGACTCTGGAGTCACTATATTTCCGCTGGCGTCTTTGAACTTAGGATTCTTTATTAACCCAACTTGACTATATGTGTTGCTATCGGGAATAGTTTCCACCTCTCCTGAGAAGTTAGTAACTATAGATAATCTACTCATAGATAACTCATTGACAGGATTAAATCCATGACCTCCTTTGGGAGAAACTACGGCTCGCAATACAGTTGCTCCTGGAGTCGATAGACTCTTGGGATATACGACCTTAGCTGTAGCATATTTATATTCAGTGCCCTTCTTCTCGAAGCAGATTCTTTCTAGAGTTCCAAATTGATTAAGGACTCCATAAGATTTACATCTTTCTCCGGTCAAAGTACTCGAAGAGACCTCGACTTTAATTACAAGTTGAGCCACGCCAACTAAAACATCGGTAGTTCGCAAAACTACAGTAATTTGCTTAGTAGCATTATCTGAAGAACTACTCACAACATCGTATAGCTTACCTTGAGTTGAGCCCTGATTTGATCTAAGATACATATACTTGTATGAGTCCAAATCATTATACAAGCTTCTTCCTATCTTGTTAGTGATATTTAAAGTTACACTAAGAAAATCGCCTACCTGAGTAGTAGAAGAAATTAGAACGTCTGATGCATTAGCCGAACTAGTCGCTTCTCCGAATAGGTACTGGTTGAACTGTCCTGCGGGAGTGCTTTCGATAACTATTTGAGAGATGTTCTCTTCTGCACTAGCGATAACATTAGCATCTCCATAAGTAACGGGTAGAGGCAAACTATCACTGGTTTTATACTTTTCGGCCTCATCTGATGTGACTGTGAACATATAGTGCCAGATATACTTATCCTCAGTCTCAAGAGACTGATAGTTGGACGCAATAAACTGATTAGCAATAGACTGAGGACTAACCAGTGACGGCTGTCCATTGTTATTCTCTATACACTTAAAGACAATAAACTCACCTTGACTATTTCTAACAGTAACGACATTGTTCAAATCTTCAGCATCGACTGTATCATCAAACGAATCGTATACTGTGCCTTGAGACCAAGCATTCTCATAGAACATATATCTAGCTGTATCAGAGTTTATCTTGTTTCCAAATATCACTCTTCTTTGGAAATCTCTCTTATGTCTCTGAGTGTTTTTGATTCTACCGATAGTATCTATGTCTTCAGCAGGATTTAACCAAGAAGATGCCATGATATAGTAGTCGGCCTCAGGTCTGAGTATGGTCAGTTGATCGTCAACTAGCTTTTTAATTGCCAGTTCATTCTGTGTGCTTAGATTGAATCCCGAACCATCGAGTCCGTCATCATAGGACTGCAATTGAGTTAAGAAGTTTTCTCCTAAAGACGAATTCAAACTCTTGAATGAGTTGAATAATTCATTAGCGGTTTCTACTCTAAAATTTTCTGTAATTACTTTTGCCATTAGTTTTGTCCGTATTATTAAGCTGTTCTTTGCTCTCTAGTGCTTGGTCCTATTATATAGGGATATTCCGGGTTATTGAAGTTGCCCCCTTCATCGGAAAATGTTAAGAAGTATGCATATGTTCCTGTAGCGTAATCTGGAGTAATGCAATATCTACCATTGTGTTCATCCAAATCACCGCTTGTTTCAACATACTCATAGTCCTCAATAAACGATCCTCTAGACACTTCAGCATACGAATATACTCTTCCTGATAACTCAGAACTTCTTTCTATATAAGAACTCCTAAGCTGTTTAATAGGCGAGTTAATATCCGTTGCAGTAGTATACCCATATGGTCCATAGATAGGAAAACCATCAAAAGCGTATCCTATTATCTTAGAGTGTCCATCACTATGTCTGCTCTTGTCTGCACCAAAGCTACCTGTTCCCATATATGTAGATGATTGTGCGAGAAGAGCATTATCTTTAACATCTTTAATAAATTCTCCACTTCTATATCTATACTGTCCACCATTCTCTGGTCTACCGCCAGAAGCATCGACTATAAATTCCGTATTGTTGACAACTGTGTTCCAATGAAAGTCAGTTGCCGCTGCCGTCAAAGATATTGGCAACACATCAGTGTTAGCCAAAGATGAAAATATAGGTACACCGAAAAGCGTGATTCCTATAGCGCCCGTATCAGCAGTTATAGCTTCAGGATCATTCGTGTTGCTTCCTGCTCTATACTTAAAGCTAAAGTCTAGTAGCTGATCATTTATCGTATTTCCATCACCAAAGACTCTGCTTGATCCATTACTCGTCAGAGGATCTCCTGCCCTAACGGGATATGGATCGCCATCGCTAGTTATTCTTAAAGTGGCCATTACACTGGTCCTTCTATTTCTGTTATAGTATCAGCATGAAGATTATCTCCATCAGCTCCAGAGACTGTAGTGACATAAGTATTTCCATCGTATGTGACCATTTGCTTTGAAGTGATATCATAGAAATTGAACTCAACTTCTAAGTCGCTTTCTAAATTACTAATACTATTTATCAGAGGCGTACTGAATAGTTTTGTTCCTGCGACTCCTACTGTTTCTCCTATAAGATTTCCATATGACTTAGGATCAACTATAGATGATATGTCATAGGAATATTCTTGATAGTAGTCGTTATCATGTAACTTCTTAGACGAGTCGCTTAGGAATGATGTATTAGATTCCCATCTACCCTGAGTCTTTCCTTGTCCTAGAACCCTAACACTACCCTTAGCAATAACAGTGTTATAATATTCACTAGTTTGATCTAAGCTTATAAGATCAACGGGCTCAAGGTCTGTATATTTATATCCCGTATTTGTAACAACAACTTCTTCAACTCTACCAGACTCAAAAGATGCTCTACCTATAATTCTAGCATTTCCTCCCATTGGTAAAGAGTCTGCGTCCTGAAGTACTGTTACTGGAGTTCTGCTTGAGCCACCGATCATCACTCCTGTGCCAGTCTGGAGTCCATAGAAACTTTGTGGTCTGAAGTAAAAGTCATTGCCTATGCGCTTCAAGAATCTAGCCTTAGCGACATAATCAATATTGTTTCCTGATGTGAACTCAAAGTTAGTAGAACTAGTTTGGTATCCAGGGCCAGTAGTAGTTGCTCCCATACCCTCTATTTCGTCTTCGTCAATGTTGCCTGCTTGATTGATTTCCACTCCAGGTATAACTATATTCTGTGAGATTATAGTACCTGCGTCTATATTGAAACTCACCTCATCAAACGTAACTATGACATCTCTCTTGTCAAATTTAGTAATGTTTTCGTGTGTGATAGAAGCCGCAACATCGTTCTGATAATTTGAGCCTTCGGATAACGTAGTCAAAGATTCTATACTTCCTATCTTTACTGTTATCGAAGTGAATGCGTCTGCAAGTGTGGTATTTAAGTCTTCAGCTCCAGGTCCGGACATACCATAATCATCTGGTCCGGCAAGATCCAGTACTACATTACTGAAGTCTCCAACTTGATCTGTAATCAGACTGACTGTCTCTATATTTGAAATTGAAGATACTTCAAAGTTTGCTCCTGCGTTAACAGTGCCTAAAGTAGATATCTCTATGTAAGGAGCTGTAGCTATCTTTCTTCCTTTTCTCCAAACTTTTAATCTAGCAGTCGTATTAGTAAGATCGCTAGGGAGAACGTATGGTAATCCATCTACTCGGTTAATACCCGCACTATTCTGAATTGCGCTAGGTGGATTGTATATAGGGTTGAGATTAGGACCATCATAACCAGACACTTCGGTAGGTTGATTTGGGTAAGTACTTAGATCAGGATCACCTGAGTCTGTATAGCCTAAGTCGCCGTACGTCTGACCGCCCGCATATTCGACAGAAACTGTCAGTTTAGGATATACATCAATAATAGAATAATAGCCATATAGTCTATAGAGTGTTTCATACCATTCTGGAACTGGTCCGGTATATGCATCAGATTTAAAGTATGGAGATATTCCAGGCAGAATTTCTGTGCCCAGTATCGGAGTAAGTTGATTAAACCATGTGGAGTTTTGAGCAAGCAGAAGATTACTATGTATATCCACTCTAGCTTGCGTCTCATGACCAGACTCAACGAGAAGACTTGGATTGAACCACAAAGCTTTACCTAGTGAAGACTCAACGTATTTTCCGTGTCTACTTAGAGAAGCAATGCCCTCGCCAGAGTTTGCACCCGCTATATTATATGCATCTTTCGTATCATACTTTCCTTCTGAGAATGCTTTATTTCTTGCGCCAGGATACGCTTCTTCAATCCATGGAGCATCCACATCTGTGGTGGTGCCTGCAGCCTCATACATCATTTGCTCAAAGAAGCTAACTCTATCTAAACCTTCAGTATCATTAAATTGAGTGTCTTTGAGTATAACATCTTTAGCAGAAGTTGATTGTACAAATACAAGGGGGTGTTTGTAAGAAATAACTTTAGCAGAGCCAGATAGAGAGTAGTTAAATGGTATGTCTGCATTGCTATGTGTGATCTCTTCACCGGCGGCATATAGCTCATCACCGGCTTTTAAGTCTATAGGAGTAGACGACTTAACGATAAGAACCTGATTACTAATGCCTAACGTATTAGTAGCAGTCAAAGAATTGGGCTCTACATAGCCAAAGCCACCATCTTCAATATCAAAAGAAATAGTTCCTGTCGTTGTAGTTGAAGTGTCAACCACTCTTGCTTCGCCTTCAACACCACTTAAAGCTGATACGACTTTTACTCTATCACCTACAGACTGACCCGCACGTCTGTTATTAGGTTCTATCAATACAGAACTCATAGATCCTGAAATCAACTTACCGACATTAGATAGAAATTCATTTCCGCTAGAGTCTAGAGTAGCAATAACAATAGAGTCATCGCTTGTGAAAGAGCCTGCTACATTAGAGATGTATATGATAGGAGATAGAGAACCACCAAAGTTAACAAAGATTACTTCATCAACGAATGCTGAAGACAATGATATATCGCCTCTGATTCTATCTCCCTTCTTAATTGGATAGCCGTCTACTGTAAAGATTGGCAACATTTCAAGATATGCGTCACCACCCCAGATTGAATCAGACGGTCTTAGAACAGCAGTACTTGGATAGAACACTTCAATCTCTTCATCAAAGAATAGTCTAAACAATAACTCAAGACTCTCTTGCGTACCCTTACGATTGTACATATCTCGAATATGCTTGATGATATATCGTACATCAACACTTCCATCAAGAGGCAAGTCAGTTAGATATTTCTTCTTATAGTAGATAAGAAACTTAGTAATTGTTGTATCGATATCACGAAGCTTAGGAACATCACGATCCATAACAGCATCATTGTGCTGATAATAGGCTTCAATGAACGAGACGAGAAAGTCGCCCTCATCCCTATATACTGCAGGAAACTGGTCTGCTACTGCTGAGTATATGCTATCTCTAATGTTCATGTATTATGATTCCAAAGGACTTACAGTTACAGAAACATCTTCACCACGAATGATAATAATTCTATCTTTTGGTGGACGAATATCTTTATTCAGAGTAGTTGCAGTAAACTTAATCGCTTTGCCTTCGAAAGACTTAACATTCAAGTTAGACAACTTGATACCACCGGTAGTATAGTCGATAGTACCGACTGAAGACTTGAACACACTTTCAACATCAGTGTTTGCAGTGACAAGCATAATGTTACCGTTACCATCATCTTTCGCTAGTACTAAGTTATCGTCTACAGTAAACTTAGTCGATTCTACAGCAGGCTTGAATGTCCCGAAGCCAGTTGTTGCATCAAACGGATACGGCTGTACTAGTTGCGACTCAAACGAGAATGATGGACTAGTAGCAAAGTTCAGAATTGGAACATACTCAATGATAGGCTTCGCTACAATATCAGTAGACAGTATTGAACTATCTAGTGAATCTATTCGTGAAGCCAATCTTGATTGACGATATGTCTTATTAAAGTCGCTTAGACTCTCTTCTTGATATACATTAACTGCGGCATTCACCTCAGTCTGAATCTGTGAAGCAGACTTCGAAGTTAAGTTAGAATCGTATCTAATATTTACTACAGCATCAACATATAGAAACTTAGCAACAACAAAGACAGGCTCGATAGTAAGAGGAGTCTTGTCTCGTAGATAAGTTTTAAAGTTAGCAATCTCGTAGTCAGCCGCACCTTCACCACCAGTTACGTCAACTGAGATGATTACTTTTCCAAACTGAGGAGGAATAACTTCATCACCACCATATACAGAGATAGCTTGAATATTAGGAAAGCGAGAACGTAGAAGAACTTCATAGTCTCGTTTCGTTACTGCTCTCTCTTGTACTTGCAATGCTTTCGGAGCAAAAGTTCTAATCGATTCAATGTCTTCCGCCACAGAACCGCCAGATGATTTATTTGTTATAGTTACGCTGATCGAAGACGAGCCGCCAAAATTACCAATCGTCAAGGACCCAACACCATTCGCAGAAGGGCCATTACTGACTCGATATGAAGCACTCACAGTATCAGTGATAGACGGCTGTACACCAAACTTATTCTGACCAAATTGAATAGAGTACTTACCGTCATTCTCAGCCTGTAGATAGAACACCTTATCAGTCGCTGTTACACCAAAGATATCACTTCTATATGTGTAAGAATCGTCACCATTCACAGTAACAACAAGACTACGAGTGTCTATATCGCTATTACTGATAACAAAGTCAGACGGCAATACTTCACTAATAATACGACCTTCAAATAGATCGACATTCTCTACGATATACGTTGTGTCACCAGTTGCAGTTTTCACAGCAGTGTGTGCTTTGTTAGTAAGGAAGTTATATGTCTTGTTACCACATCGACCAATGAATGCAGTATTAGCAGGTATACTAAAGTAGTTGCTATCTATATTCGGAGCTGTTACACTTATTGTTGCTTTACATGAAGAACTTCTTACTGACGTTGGTAGATAGTTAAGTTCCTTTGCGTGAGACAATACACTGTTACGCTGAGTAGCACTATCAAGAAACATCTCGCCTATCATCATGTTATAATAATAGCTATTATAATGTGTGTTATATGCTAGTACATCGAGAAGCACATTCAAGTTAGATCCTTCGTAATCAAAATCTTTAAATCGATCTTGATTCTTTAGAAATGTCTTGAGTGCTTCTTTAGTTCCATCGAAGTCTAATTGTGTTGTCGGTGACAAGTCTGTCATGTCTATCTTACCCTATTGAGATCAATTGTGAGTGCAGAGGTGTTAGTGCTATTTATCACACTGAACACGATTCGTA